TGTATCAAATATACTATACCCAGACCGTTTACTATCAATTCCTCTCTCTATTTTAATCATTAGTGTTGAAATCTTATCCATTATATCGTATAGTGTATTTGATATTAACTGTTTTGTAGTGGTTCCTGATATAAACATCCTTTTAAGAATCTTCTTAATTAATAAGAAAGTTGTATTGTAATCTTTCTTACTTGTACTTTGGTGATGATGTCTTAAATAACTTATTCATTTGTCTTATTATTGAGAATCATTTATCAAAGACATATCATTGTGGTTTTGTGATGTCGAAGGTGGTGTGTTTGGGACATACGGTTCTGCTGTGGGGTTCAGGGTGCTTCTTTGAGTAGAATTTGTTATACCCTCAAAGACAGCCAACCTCTCAATTTCTGCATCAATCAACCATCGTTGGTTGATAGAAAGCTGTGTTGGTTCGGCAATGGCTGTCATTGTCGAATATGGTATATGTTATGATGTATAACAAAAAACTATTATACTTTCAATTTTTTATATATATAAAAATTTGAAATTGCTATAACCTATAGGTTGTTATCATCAATAAAGGGTTTCATATACTTACACTGACAAAAGATGATTGATACAATGAATGTATTTAACATCAGCTGTTCTAGTGATATGTTTATGAGAACCACATGTAGTGTAGAGCTTACAGATGAATCAATTACAGTATTTTACATACTAATTGGTTGGAACATTCTAGTTATTACACGAAAAATGCTCCGCGCTATATGATTGTTGCTAATAGATTAGATATAAGAGAAGGGTGAAACCTTTTCTTATTTGAAACATATTCATTCTCAAACAAACAATCAATAAAATTTGAAATATTTTCTCTTCTTAATAAGAATTAAGTTAACATAGATATGGTATTGATTGGTGAAGGAGAAAGTGGCAAAGTTTATTTGGATTACTGTGAAACAACAGTATCAAAGTTTTTCAAAAAAAAAAGTGTTTATGAACACGAAAAGCATATTTTGTCAATTCTAACAGAGAAGAATATTTGTAATCATGCAGAAATTGTATCATACAATGATGACCAAAATATGATTGAAACAAAGTATATAACAAACAAGTTTAATACAACTCTTCAGAATCTGTGTGGAACTAGTGAGTTTTGCGAGTACGACAGAGACCCAGTCTTAATGAACAATAGAGTTACTACAACACCTATTACAATAGCCCGCATGATTTATAAGATATTATTGATACTAGATTCACTTCATAAACATGAAATAATTCATGGTGATTTCAAGGATAAAAATATTATGTTAGGTATGGACGGTAAATCTAAGTATCAGGTAGATTATGAACCATTTGTGATTGATTTTGACTTATGTGTTGTGGAATTCGATGATTATGATCATTTATATGAGTTAATGTGTGATGACTTACATAAAATGAAGATTTTGATTATACAATTAATTTGTAATGAATCTTATATTACTGCTTTGCATACATACAAGCATAATATGGGGAATATAAAAAAAGACACACCTTACTTATGCAAACTTCTATCAAATAAAAAATATAATTTAGACAAATTGGTAGAATATTTTATGATTAAGTCTGAATGGGGTCCGCAGCGTTAAAAAAACAAAAAAAACAAAAAAATAGAAAAATAGAAAAATATTGCTTTTTCTTATTTGAAACAATTCTATCTACTTCAAGAACGGAGTAAAAAAATATAAAATACCCAAATATAATTAATAATCATAAGAATAAGAAATAGGACCTATAATATCCTCATTTCTTATTATTTTCTTATTTGTATTTTAATTCTTATTTTTATTTGCAAGTAAGTCTTTATTGAGATAACTTGGTTTCTTTGATTTTTTCCAACCTTCTATTTCATCATAGTTAAAACCCGTACTGAAAAGTTGTATGTACTCATTTATACACTTCTTTTGGCAGTAAATTATTGATTTGTACTTTGACTTCATTTTTCCATGTCCTACCATTCTACCAGCTAAACTCTGAACTTCCGCAGCAAATTGTGGTTTAAGCTTTGTGAATCTATCGTGTACTACCCCAATGTATTTATCGCTAATTGATTTAGAAGCACGCCACTTGTTTTTGATGATTATAATAGTATGCTTACCGCTTTCTGGGCGAGAAGCTAATACTTCTTCTGGTTCTTTTGTTTCATCCAAAGTAAGATTCATCATATGATAACGAATATCACAATTATTCTTATTCGCACAAATCTGTATGTTCTTACAGGTTTGATTCTCGTCTTCATTTTTTTTATCAGAAGGAATTCTAATAATATGCCAACGAGCTCTTTTGTATGATGTAATGTCTTTAAACACTTCTTCTGTATTTTCCATACTTGTTAAATCTAAACTTTCTTTTAGATGGTCTTTATCAATGTCAGTAAAGAACTTATAAGACCTGGATGGATCATTAAAATCAATATCAACAATTGAGGTAAAATGCTGTTCGTCACTGTATTCTCTGGCATCCACAAGAACATTATCAGGGGTTGCTGATGTTTGTATAATTCTAATATTTCTTTCTTTTAGAAAGCCAATATCAAATAACTTGTTACGAATAAACATTTTACGAATACTTTGATCTTCTTGGTTCGCAATTTGACACTCATCAATGATTATCAAAGCATCGCGGAAATCATCATCGAACTTCATGTTCAGAACCCCGTGTAAATGGTGAACTGATGAGCGTAATTCGCGTATCATTCTGCTTTGCGTCTGTGATTTCCATTCATTGTCACTCATACCTGTCACAAGAAGAATGTTATTTGGATTAATGAAAACTTCATCGCTTGTGCAGCATTCATGAATCAAACTGAGAATTACACCAGTTTTCCCCCATTGTACTGGGGCAACAAAAGTTGTAAGATGAATACCCTTCTTAAAAGCATCCAGAATATCCAATGAATATTTTTTTTGCTCTGGGTATATATACTTTTTACCTTTACGCTTCATCTTTTTGCATCTCTGATTGAATTTGAGATTCAGAAGTTCTTTAACTTCTTGACGGTCACTCTTAACCGACATATCAAAGTCATCAAAAGCATCATTCATAAGCATAGAAGCAAACTTAGAAGTTGTAATGTTAGACACCAACTACCAAACTTGGTATCAAATGTTTCAAATTTTTATACGTATAAAAAATTGAAAGTAAATATAGTTATAAAGTCCTATCAAACAAACATAGTTACCCCAGAGCAAACAACGATGAGCAAAGTAGCGAAGAACGGCCTCACGGTTGACGAAATGGTTGAGAACCGTATGATATGGTTTAAGAAGAGTGGCTCAATTGACAAGAGATGTTCTGCTTACAAATCTGGCATTGTTGATGAGGATTGCGAAATCATTCTCTCAGAAACTGAAACAGTCAATGATGTGGCGAATGATCCTGATGATGATTCAGTTGATGATGTGACGGACAGCGATTCTGATGATGATGAAGAGTTTCCTTCTGATACACACTTCTATGGAGTGTTGAGTGAGAAAATCAAGAGCATTGATGAACTTGTTGATGTTATGACCAAGGGAATTCAGAAGTACAAAGAGTACATGCACCTACAAACAGATGCAGAGATTTTACCAGAAGACTTAGTTACAACACTTGACTACTGGTTTCAGCATGACAGCGAACGCAATGACTACTTTGATTATCTGATTTCACAAAAATCAGCACCTGCCGTAGCTTTTGATAAAGTTGCGGTAAGGGTTCTCCAAGCTGTTGAGGACAAACAAAATCTTTAAACTACAATAAATAATAGAGAAATCACATACCGCGGAGTGATTTTTCTTATTAATTGAGAGACTTCACAAGCAAAGAGGTCAAAATGGATGCAGTATTCAAGCAGTATGGTGTATGCGAGGATGTGAGTGACATGATAGCTAAGAAGGTTCATGAAGGACATCAGAAAAAGATCAATGATCATATCAGCGTGATTATTGGGTGGGACCCTAGATTTGACTACTGGACTATTGGGAACTTCAAGTCAAAGAGTCTTTTTTGGCCATACCATGAACCATATGGTTTAGAAAGGGCGTCCAGAGTAGTACTATCAGGATTGAGGGATCGCTACTACAATGTCTTTAAGAAAGAGTTGAGGAAAAAAAACATGAAACCAGCCCTTACAAAGGAAGAGTATATGTCGTATGTCCTTTGCGGTAAGAAAGTTTTCATGATGCATAGACCAGTCAGATGGAACCGATTTATAGATGGACTGGATAACAAGTATCAGTATAGGGGGCAGTTGGAGAGACCCGTCCATGTAAGACCATTATCAGTGTATCTTTCGAGAACCACGCTGTTGATGAATCGTCAATACAATGAATCCAACCAGGAAAGAGTGAAATTGTTAAGCAGTAGTCCTGATTATGATCCAGTCAGGTCTTTTATACATAAAAAAACACTTCTAAAGAAAGATCTGATTAGTTGGTTGAACAAAAATGGTGACCCAAGAAAATTAACTAACAAAAAAAAGAAAGAACTATGGATCATGATAATGAAACTAGAATAATCACAAAAAACAAAAAGCAAAAAACAACAAAAAAAACAAAAAAATCACACTTAACCACAACAAATTTTTTATTGATTTTTAATAAATTCTATTTCATCATGGGTTATATTAAATAATTTATATATATCAATATCTGTTAGAGATTCATTTAAATTTTTATTGATTACATCGGGCAGAGCATAAAATACCTTATCATTTCCAAATCCAGACCATTTCGCAGATTTAAAGATATACTGTAATAATTCAGAATTTAAATATTTTTCATAGTATTTACCTTCGTTATCATTATCAACTAAAATGAAATAAGATAAATCAGTAACCCCAAGTGTTTCAGAAGAATAAAATGGTTTTTGATATCCTGAACGCGTCCATAATACTTTCTTTTTATGTGCAAATGGTTGTAAAATAGAAGAATACCAAGTTTGTTTATTTGTATGAAAAACTGGATATATATGTGTTTGTGTTTTAATTTTACTCAGGGGTGAATTATTTTTTTTTAATAAAGCATTATGGCAAGTAACATAATCCTTATGTATATCTAATTTATTTATTGTATCAAATACAACCTTTTTATGTATTGATAATGATTCGGTGCAAATATTTTGAGGTAAATATAAAAAATTAGATAAATTAATATTTAATTTATCATTTATATTTGTAAGATTTTTTGATTCTTTATTCTCTATAATATACCATGAAATAGATGAAGCAATATCTGGGAAGTATTCCTCTTGATTAAAAAATATATCTGTAGTATG